GGGCGATATTATGCGCAATACGATTGAGCAGATGCTTGTGCTCGCTTCGTTTTGTAAACTTGCAAAAGTTCCGTTTGAAGTCTATGGCTTCAGCGACGACTGCTATGGTAACAGTAAGTTGCGCGAGATGGTGAACAAAGATCGTTTCGTGTCTAATCGTGCTGTTGACATGACGATGAGCAGCAGTTGGTTTCATCTCAAGCATCTGATTGGTTCTTCGTTGTCGCCTGTCCAGTATCGTCGTGCGTTCAATGCGATGTGCGTTGTTGCCAATGAGTATGGTCGTTGTTATGGATATATGCCCCAAACCAATCAGGATGAAGATCATGGTGGCTGGTCATATAGTTGGGATTCTTCTGGTTTTGGTTTGAATGGCACTCCGTTCCTCGAAACTCTGCTTGCTTCTCGTGGAATCATTACTGCATTCCAGAACAAGCATCAGTTGGATGTTTGCAACGTTGTGTATCTGACTGACGGTGAGGGTGGCAACAATCTGTCGTATCCTCCGATGAGCAGCGACTCTGGTTTCTATGACGATCGTCGCAAGTCTGTTGTCTATTTGATTGACAAAAAGACCAAGAAGAAAGTCAAGTTGCCAAATTTCCATTATATGCAACCTGCGATCACGGAGTTGGTTGCTGATGTGACTGGTTGTAAACATATTGGTTTCTATGTTGGCAACAAGAGAGGCATTCAGCGTGACATGAAGCATTTTGTTGCTGATAAGTCTCATGTTGAACAAGATGCTGCCAAGAAAACTTTCCGCGAGCACAACTACTTTGTTGTTGATCGTCTTGGTTATGACAAGTATTTCTATGTTGCTCTTCCGAGTAGCAACATCGTTGACGAAGAACTTGCTATCACCAGCAATATGAACAAGAACAAGATGGCTCGCGAGTTCTCCAAGACTGTGGGTAGCAAGAAGAGCAATCGCCTCCTCCTCACGAAACTCGCCGAAGAACTGGCGGTGGCGTAAGTTATTGATTTATATAAAGAAATACCGCTTTACTTTATAGTCGATTCGAGCGATAATAGTCTTATGATGAATAAATTTCCTAGTGATCTTGAAACGGTAGCGTTGCTTCAGTTTACTGAAAACGCTGGTGTGTATCGTAGCGTGACGCCTAATGGTGCTTTCACTATTGAAGTTGAGGGTGATGAGGTTCGCTTCATTCCCCACGGTGGTGACCCCAGTGAAACTGAAAAGTTTCGTTTGGTCCGCATTTAATTTTGTAATGTAAAATTGTGAGTGATATTGATATGAGAAAATCTTTTTACAGTGATCTTTCTTCGCGCATGGAAATTCTTGAGAAGTTGCATGCGCACTTCGACAAGGATGTGATCTCGTTGAAGGAATTGAATTCCTATTGCGAAAACAAGAAGAACGGAGTTGAGAATTTCCCATACTTTATTTTGCGCGAGCGCAAGGTTGGTCGTGGTCAATTCAGTATCGTTCTGAAGAATGTTGGTTGTGTGACTCCTGCTCCGAAGCAGACTGATGAAGTTCCTGTTGCTGCAGCCGCAATGGTTGCACAGGTTGTGAGCATTGCTTCTCGTCGTGCGCAAAATGTCACCGAGTCGTTTGTGCCTGATCGCAACGAAACGTATGTTCCGTTCGGCTTCTACAACGACATGCGTGACATCATCAAGTCGCGAATTTTCTATCCCATCTACATCACTGGCTTGTCAGGTAATGGCAAGACGATGATGATTGAGCAGGTTTGCGCATTCTTGAAGCGTGAATTGATTCGCGTCAACATCACGAAGCGCACCGATGAGTCTGATCTCATTGGTTCCTATGAGTTGGTTGATGGAAACACGATCCGTCGTGAAGGACCAGTGATCACTGCGATGCGTCGTGGTGCTGTGCTTTTGCTTGATGAGTGCGATCTCGGCACGGAAGATATTCTGTGCTTGCAGCCGATTCTTGAGGGCAAGCCATATTTCGACAAGAAGACTGGTGAAGTCGTCCACCCTGCTGCTGGCTTCAACGTGATTGCGACTGCAAACACGAAGGGCAAGGGCAGCGACGATGGTCGATTCATTGGTACAAACTTGCTCAATGAAGCATTCCTGGAACGTTTCGCCATTACTGTTGAGCAGGAATATCCTCCTGCCAACACAGAGCGCAAGATTCTTGAGAAGAATTTCGCTGTTCTTGGTATCACTGACACGACATTCATTGACCGTCTTATCACGTGGGCTGAAGTCATCCGCAAGAGTTTCTCGGATGGTGCGGTTGATGAAGTTATCTCGACTCGTCGTCTTGTGCATATCAGTAAGGCATTCTCTATCTTCAACAATCGTTTGAAGGCAATCGAGATGTGCTTGAACCGATTCGATAGTGACACCAAGAATGCATTCTTGGATCTCTACACAAAGGTTGATGCGGAGGCAACTCCTGCTCCTGCTCCTGCTGTTGTGGATTGGAATGATATAACGATTGAGCATAACCAATCGACTTTGTCTACTCGATTCTCATACAAGGGTGAGTTTGTGGAATACTCAGCAAATCAAATGCATGAGTTCTATACACAGGGTCTCACAGAGGAAGCCATCAGGGCACGAGTTCTTGATACTCTTAGCATCATTGTTGCGGCGAAGGGAGTGGAGTAATGGAACTGCAAGAAAAGGTGAATGTGTTTCTTGACAAACTTCGCGAGTCTGGTGCAACCAATATGTTTGGTGCCGCACCGTATGTCTCTGATGCTTTTGGTGTCAGCAAGTATGAGGCGCGAGATCTTGTGAAGAATTGGATGCAAACTTTTGCTGAGAGGCATCCACAATAGTTTACTTTTGCCATTTGTTAGTATATAATAAATGGTATATTACAAGGCATGCCCCAATCTTGTAATATTATTGAAGGGGTTTTTTTGGAGTATATTATATGTCAACTGCACTTAACTCGTTTGTCAATTATCTCGCCGATGGCAACAGCGTGACCTCACGTCAGGCTCGTTCGCTCTTCAAGGTTGAGAACGTTGCTGATCTTGCTTACCGTGCCCGCAACGAAGGTCTCTCGGTTTACACGAACCGTGTCACCAACTCGCGTGGTGAGAAGGTTTATGCGTATCGCATGGGCAATCCTTCGACCGCTTTCGAGAACTATCTCGAGCGTGGTCAAATTGCACGTGCTCGCAAGACCCTCTATCGTGATGCTATCAGCGTTGCGATGAACGCCTAATCTTGGCGAAACAAAACCGTTCTGGTTCTCGTGGGGGCAGTTCTTGCCCCCACAGTTTCATTTGGGGTTCGGAAAATACATAGGTTGCTTTTTATTTTGTTTGCATATATAATGTCATGAGCAGGAGGAGTTATTATGGCAAATATTATCATTGCAAAAACAAAAATTGATTGTGAGCATTTGCTTGGTCAGTTTTTGGATGAATCGCATTTTGATACTGTGATCAATGAAGACACAGATTGTTATCTTGGCAGTGAAGATGAAGACAACATTGCTTTCAAGTTCCGTAAAAATTATTTCAGCAAACAAGAACAAGATGCTGCATATGCTGGTCTAAGAGAAGCAGCCACACCAACTCAAAATCGTGGGCTTGCTGCTGGACCAAAAGGTGAGAAGTGCGGCGGTCGAGAATGGGCAACTGAATTTCAATTGCGTGTCTTTGATTTGTTGCAGAAGGAAGCAGAGAATACTGCAATCCAAGTTGAAATCAATGAAGAAATTGAAACTCTTCGAGAGCGATATAAAGATGTTGAATCAACTCGCGGACTTGTTTGGTTGTCTGCTCTTGTCAAACAAGATGAATTTAATTTTGAAAATTGGCTGAAGAAAGTTATCAAACTTTCTGTTGCTGAAAGAAAGAAAGAAGCGTTTGTAGTTGAAAACAAATATATTTCAGACACCACATATGCGAATCAAGTAAACTCTGGCATTGCTGGTTGGTTCGATCGTTATCCTCGCATTCCGTATGGTCGCGCAACTGCATACACACAACACTCTTATGACAAATTCAAATTGTCATTCCCATTTCTACAAACACTTGATCGTGGCTTTGCTGAGTTACTTCCACAACGTCATGGAGCACAACGTGCTGCGGCAGATAAAATCGATCCAGCATTCTTGGTTCCACAAACTGTATTCACTACAATTACAGTCAACAAAACTTTTAGAACAGCAGCACATCGTGATGCTGGTGACTTCTCAAATGGATTGAGCAATCTTCTCGTCCTATCAAACAACGGTAATTATTCAGGTGGATATCTGATATTGCCAGAAGTTCGTGTTGCTGTGAATGTACGACCTGGTGACCTCCTGCTTGTTAATAATCACGAGTACATTCATGGCAACACACCTATTGTCCTACAAGACGAAACTGCAGAGCGTGTGAGTCTTGTTTGTTATCTGCGTGAGAAGATGCTTGAACTCGGGAGCAAAGAGTATGAAGATCATCGATTTAATTATGTTGAGTCACGTCGAAAGAACCCAGAACACCCACTCCAGCGACGTCTTTGGAACGGTATTTCCGAAGGAATGTGGTCAGAAAAAGAATGGTATGACTATCTTGAGAGAGTTGGTGGGCGAGAGATGGTTCAAAAATACCACCCAGAAGCATACGAAAAAGTTTCTACCCTAGAAGATCTATTTGGTTAATTTATGTGCGCAGTCATTGGTGCTTATCTAGAGAAACCTTCCTCAAGTGATTTGAATACACTTGCTAATGTTATTCGCGAGTCTAGTATTCGTGGATTACATGCAACTGGTATTTCTTGGGTGAAGGGCGGTAGAATACACACATTCATATCAGCCACTCCTGCTGCTAAATTTCTAGAACACTTTGATCTGAATAAAACAATTGATGAAGATGGTAATTTGTATTTGATTGGTCATTGTCGTTATTCGACTTCTGATCTCAACTACAATCAACCTTTATGGAATGAGAACCTTGCAATCGTTCACAATGGTGTTGTGAGTCAAGAGATGCCAGAAAATTGGGAACGACTCTATGGATACAAATGTACAACTAAAAATGATAGTGAACTGATTGTCCATACACTCGAAGCCAAAAAGTCTCCACTTGTAGAATTCTCTGATGCTTCAATGGCAGTCATTGAACTTTATAAAGAAAAGAAATTGCGATTCTATCGCAATGGAAAACGACCAATTTACTTTACTTCTCTTCCAAATGGCGGTATAATTACTTCTACGAAAGACATTGCTGAACGTGTTGGATTGAACAACTCAATTGAGATTGGTATGAATCAGTATGTGACAATGGCAACCAAAACTTTTGTAAAAGAATATGTGCACATTGAAGGTGCTCTTGATTTACAGCCATGAAGTTTGCAACAAAAGAACAAGTTGAAAATCTAATCCAAGACTCGCCTGAAGGAAAGAATACGAAGTTTCTTTCTGCTTCACACAGTCTTTGGTTTCGATTCAAGAACTACGATAAATCTCCACCGATGATTCTTGAAGATGAAGGTAGGATTGTATCGCTCATTTTTGCAACTTTTAATCGCGACAAGTACACAAACCTCTATGAGATCGTGACGGCGGAAGGGTGCGAAGGCTTTGGGTATGCATCAAAACTTTGGGATGAATATGTAGATTATGCTGTGAATGTGCAGATGATGAAACGATTAAAAATCTCTTGCACTCCAAGTTCAGTTTCTTGGCACTTGCGTAATGGTCTTGTATTCTGGGCAGTGGATCCAACAGGCTCATTGAGATCTGATCAGCCGTTGTTTAAGAATCGCGAAGAGCAGATGATGTTCCGCAATCTCGCAGTGGATGATCCTACAATTGCTTTGCCAACGGATATTAAAGTAATTGAACAATTAAAACGCGAATCATTGGAGTCACATAAGTTTGGTGCAAAGAAAAAAGCAGCAACTGAAGAAGCCATTGCAAGAGTTGGTCAGTACTGGTTGCGCGATGCACTCTTTAAAGAAGTTGATTTATTTGCATGAATTTAGAACGTCGTGAATTGTTTATAAAATGGTATGCGTGGTCGATGCAATTTGGCGACTGCGATCCTGCCATTTGGATGACCAATTATCTCCATAAACGATATGAACACAACGACGAAGAAAGACTCTGGTTTGCATGGCTGTATGGCAACACCTATCAATTACCAACTGCATGGGTCTTGAAAAGCGAATTTCCAGACTATGAACTTGCTACCGTAGATCGTATTGAGTGGTGGAACACACAAAACTACAAACGTTTACGATATCAAACAGACACAAAGTGGAACAAAGGTCATTTGCCAGCCATGTTCGAATCTTATCAAAAATTTATTGGCAAGAAAACTCAACGTGAAGTGTTGGAGAAATATTATGGAGACAACCAAAAGCAAACTTTCGACAACCTTTGGAATAATCTTAAAAACTCTCTTCATAAATTTGGTCGTTATTCCACTTGGTTTTACCTTCAGCACCTTTGCCATACTGCTGACGTTAAGTGCGTACCTACTTCTCTCATGCTTGACGATTATTCTGGGTCTCGCTCACATCGTAATGGGCTTCATCTTGCCCTCGGCGAAGATAACAAATACGATTCACGACTTACTTCTGGCGAGTGCGATGACCTTGAAAGTAAAGCGAAAGAAATACTCGAAGAAACAAGAGACAGATTTCCTAGTCTAAAGAATCAGATTGATTTTTTCACGATGGAAACTTGTCTATGCTCATTCAAGAAAATATTTCGCGAACATCATGGAAGATATCTTGGCTATTATCTTGATCGTCAATCAGAAGAAGTGATGCAAGCAGAGCAAGATGGGTGGCATGGCATTGAATGGAATGTTCTGTGGCAAGCAAGAAATGAGACACTCGATCCTCGTCTTGCTCCACGAAGAAAAATCAACAAGGAAAAGTTTACTTATTTTATCAGAACAGGTAGAATAGAAAACATTGAATGGATGTTTGAAGAAGGATTAAATCCAGTAGGGTTGGAGGCGATATGGTAAAAGTGATTGCGATGGGTGGTGAGCCAGCAACTGGTAAGACCACTCTGATGTTCAAGTTGATTTCGATGGCTGATGATTGGAAGATCTGTAAGCCACAGAAACTTCTTGATGCCATGTATTCAGAAAAATTAAATCTGTATATTCTTGGCAAATATGCAAACGATGGTAATGTATTCCAGGGAACTGATCGTTTGTCTATGGCTGTTCAGCCAGACGCTGAAAAGTTCTTTATGGAATTGGATTATGATAACGCAAATGTGAATGTCATCTTCGAGGGTGATCGTTTGTTTAACTCAAAGTTGCTAGATAAACTTGCAACTGTATTTCCAAATTCATTTAAAGTTTTGGTCTTGACTGCATCACATAATACGAAAGAACAACGTCATGTGGATCGCAAAGATGATCAAGACGATAAATTCAAAACCTCGCGTGCAACAAAAATCTCTAACATCA